CTGCCTCGGAAGGAGGTGAAACGCTATGATGAAAGTTAAAAACAGCGCGGACAGGGGCGAAATATACCTCTACGGGGATATTATCGACGACGCAAGCGGCGCATTTTTGGAAAGCTGGGGCGAGGGAGACGGTTTCCAGTGGCCTGCCGAAATCCGCGCACAGCTTGACGCGCTGAAAGGCAAGCCGTTGACCGTCTACATCAACAGCGACGGCGGCGAGGTTGCGGCTGGCGTTGCAATCGCGAATATGATTGCCAGACATGACGCGCCGACAAAAGCCGTGGTTGACGGCTGGTGTTGCAGTATCGCGACGCAGGCATTTTTCGCGGCTGATTCGCGGGAAATGCCGGAAAACGCATACTTGATGATTCACAAACCGTGGACAGCGGTTAGAGGCGACGCGGACGACCTTCTGCGGGCGGCGGAGTTTCTCGACACCTTGCAGAAGGGACTTGAAACGACGTACACCAAGGCGGCGCGTGACGGCGTAACGCCCGAAAAAATCCACGAAATGACGGAAGCCGAAACATGGCTGACAGGCAGGGAAGCGGCAGAACTTTTTGAAGTTACCTTGACCGAGGCCGCGCCTGTGCTGAATTGCTACGGCGGCGCGAAAGCGAGGGCGATGAAACGCCCTGAAAAAATCACATTGGTTGAAAATACGGCGAAGCCTGAAACGGCAACGCCGATTTTTAATGCCGAAAACCAAGCGAAAGAGGCGGCGAAAGTAAAGGCCGTACTCGCAATCACGAAAGGGGCAATGTTACGATGAAGAAATCCGATGAACTGAAAAAGGCCGTTGACGAATTGACGGCGAAGGTTGAAGCGGCACAGCAGGCCGAGAACTACGCCGAGGCGGGCAAGCTTGCCGACGAGCTTACGGCGGCGGTCAACCAGTACAAGGCCGCAAAGGCGATGGAGGACGCGGAGCTTTCGGCGTTTGCCAAGGAAGCCGCGCCCGTGAAGCCCGCGCCCGTTGTCGCTGATGCGGCGATGAAAAACCGCATTTTTAATAAGCTCGTTCTTGGCCGCGCGTTGAATGAGGCCGAGGCCGAGGTGTACAACGCGAACCGCAAGGCATTTGACGCGCCGGGAACGCCGGGACAGGTGGAAGCAACGCCGAACAAGGGCGGTTACCTTGTGCCCGAGGAACAGATGGCCATCCTTTGGGAGATGCGCCGCGCCTATTCCAATCTGCGCGATTACTGCAATTATTTCAGCGTGTCGAAGCCGACGGGCAAATTCCCGACGCTTGGCGCGGCGAACGGCAAGCTTATTTCCTTTGAGGAAATCACGACAATTAACAAAGAGGATTTCACCTTCGGGCAGGTGACCTTCGAGGTTACGGACTACGGCGATATTATCCCCGTGTCGAATCAGCTGATTGCCGATGCGGACGTTTCGATTATTTCCATTATCGGTCGCCGCTTGGCGCGTATGGCGGCGAACACTGAAAACGACGCGATCCTGTCCCTCATTTCCTCGACGTTAACCACGCCGACCACGATCACGACTTGGAAGCAGCTGGCCAAGGCTCTCAATGTCACGCTCGATCGGGCGTTCTATCAGGATGCACGGATTTTCACCAATCAGGACGGCTTTCAGGTTATGGCGGAATGGACGGACGCACAGTCGCGCCCGCTGCTTGTGCCCGACGTTGCCGCGCCCGACACTTACCGTTTCAGGGGCAAGGAAATCGTCGTTATCCCGAACGGCGTGCTTGCGTCCAGCGAAGCATCCGGCAGCACGCCCGCGTACGCGCCTATTTACGTCGGCAACATGGCGGACTTTGTCAGCTTCTTCGAGCGGCAGGGCGTTGAAATCGCGACATCCACCGAGTTCATGTTCGACAAGTACGCGACGGCACTCCGTGCGGTGGCGCGTTTCGGCGTAGCGGCGGTTGACACTTCCGCGTTGATTGCGCTGCAGGTGGCCTTGTCGTGATTACGCTTCCCAGCGTCAAGGAGTATCTAAGGATTGATGGGAGCGCGGAGGACGCGCTCCTAAACTCCTTGATTGCGGCAGCGGCGGCATATATGGCGGGTTCGATTGACGATTACGCGGACACCTACACAGCGGACGCGAATTTCGCGGCCTTGGCTGATATGCTTCAATTTGCCTACATCGTCGAAGCCTACCGAAACCGCGACGCGGTGAACGACCCACGGGCGAACGACAAGCATTTCAGTTATCTTTTCTTCGCGCAAATGACACAGCTGCAAAACTGGACGGCGGTGACGGGCGAATGATGAACGCTGGAAGCTTCATGCAAACGAACATTGACGATCTGACCGAGCGCGTGGAGATTCTCTACAATCCCACGACGCAGGACAGCGCGGGCAATCTCATACCCGGCGCGGAAGCGTCTAGGGGCGAATGTTGGGCGAAAGTGTTGCCGTTATCCGCGAAAAGCGCGGAGGCGTACAACGAAACCGAAAACGCTATTTTGTATCGCGTGATTGTCAGGTATCGGATGGACATCCAACCGACCGACCGCGTATCATGGCGGGGAAAGGTGCTGAAACTGATTGCCCCTGCTTATGACGCGGAAAGCCGAAAAATCTGGACGGTGCTTGATTGCAAGGAAGTGGTGGAAAATGCCTAGATGGGACAGGCCATACAGGCCGCACAACGGCGGCAGAAAAGGCTTTGCGCGCGGCAGCGTTCGCGGGCGTGCGGAAGTTGCCTCGATTCTTCGCGGCCTTGGCGAGAAAGTAGTGGAAGCCGCGAAAGCGGAAACGCTGGCGCAAGCGGAAATCATTGTCGCCGACGCGAAAAGCCGTTGTCCCGTCGACACCGGGGCTTTGCGTGATTCCATCAAGGCGACGCCGTCAAAAGATGGCTTAGTGGTAACAATCAGCGCAAACGCCCGAAACAGTAAGGGCAGGGCGTGGCCTAATTTTGCATACGGTCAGATTGTCGAGTTTGCCCCGCCGGGGAAGGGCGGCAATCCGTTTCTCTATCCTGCCTTCGACGCACGCAAGGACGCGGCGCAAGCGGCAATCTATGACGCGGTGCAAAAGGCTTGGCGTGGAGGTGCTACGATATGACTTTGCGCGAAATGGTATTTTCCGCCCTGAATGTCCCTGCCATTACCGACCTTTTAGCAAAGGACGCGGACGGGCGGTGCATATACCACATTCACAGTCCCGACGCTGGCAGTTATCCGATATTGATTTACAGCGTAATCTCCGACGTGCCCGCATTGACAGCGGACGGCGTGGAGCAGGAAAGGCGCGTCACGGTGCGGATCCACATTTGCACAAAGGACGCGGTTTTCGATGAGATTTTCCGCAACGTCAACGCTGCAATGCTGGCGGCGGGATTCATGCGTTACCAAGTGAACGAGATTTTCACAGCGGGCATTTATGCGCTTGTCTGTGACTACACAACAGGAATAGGAGTTGATGAATAATGGCAGCACCGACTTCCGGTCAGACGACCGGGCAATTTATCGGTATTTCCAATTTGCACGTTGCGGCAATGCTTACCGACGTGGCGGGCGGCGCGGCGACCTATGACACGCCGCTTGATATGGGAAAAGTGCTGATCCAAGTGCAGATTCAGCCGAGCAACAACACGGCGCAGCTTTACGCCGACAATCAGAGCATCGACAGCGCGAACTCTCTTGCAGAGGTGCAGCTTACTTTCGAGACGGCGGCACTTCCGCTTGAATATCAGGCGTACTTGCTGGGGCACACCGTTACAAACGGCGTGATGACCGTCGGGAAAGACGACGTGGCGCCCTACGTTGCGGTGATGTTCCAGTCTGACAAGCGCAACGGAAAGCGGCGTTTCGTCAAGTTCTACAAGGTGCAGTTCCAAGAGCCGGACGAAACGGAAAACACCAAGGGCGAGAATATCGAGTACAACACGCCGACCATGACGGCGACGGCGATCTATCGCCTGTCCGATGGCAAGCTGAAAGACGTTGCCGACGAGGAAGCCCCGGACTTTTCGGAAACGACGGCGACAAACTGGTATACAACTGTGTGATGATGGCGGGGGCTTTTGCCCCCTCTATTGCACTATAAGGAGGGCTATACATGGCGGAAATGCCGAAAATCACAATCGACGGGCGGGAAATTACCCCCGCGCCCGTGAAAATGCGCGTTTGGCGCGAACTCTTGAAAGACAGCGAATCGGAAAACAAGCTGGACATGGCGGCGCGTATGGATGCGTATATGCGCGGCATTGTCAAGGTTTTCGGGCGCGATGATGTGACGGTGGAAACGCTGGAAAACAATCTCGCCGTCGAGGATGTGATTCCGCTATATTCGCGGTGCGTCCAGTACGTTTTCGGTCTGGCGTTCGCGAAACTGGACAAACTCCCAAACGCCGAAACGCCGGGGGAATAACTCTTTCGGCGTATCAAAACGTGCTTGTGTTTTACGAGCGGTTTCAAGACAAATACGGCTGGCGCATTTCAGATATTGACGAAATGGAACTGGAAACGCTTTTGGATCAGCTGGCGGCGGTGTCGATTATAGACAACCCCGCGCCGCGTGAACTATCAATAGAGGACGTGACTTAAATATGGCAGATAAAACCGTCGGCGGGCTTTATTTAAGCCTCGGCCTTGACATTTCGGAACTGGAAGCGGGCTTTGCCGTTGCCGACCGCACGATGAATCAAGCCCTTGCCCGTTTCAATTCCGACGCGGCGCAAATCAAACTTCGCGCTGACATCGACACGGCGAACGCTGAAAGCGCGGTGGAAAAACTCAATATCCAGTACAAGGCACTCGGCGACCAGATAGAAATAGCGCGGAAAAAGGAACTGCTTTTGATGCGCGACATGGAAGCGTCGCGCAATAGCCTCGGTGCGGACAATCCTTTGACGCGCAAAGCGGAAACCGCGCTTTTGAAACAGCAACGGGCGACCGCGCTTTTGGCGCAGAAACAGCGCGAATTAAAAGGCTTGATTGACACCTCGGCTGGATCCATGTTCCGCTTTGCCGACGCGCTGCAAGCGTCGCAAGGCGGCATTTCCGGCCTTGCCTCCTACCTCGGCGGCATGGGGGGCGCGGCGGCAAGTGTCACGGCGATTGTCGCGGCGGGGTTCGGGCTTGCGTCAATCACGAAGGAAGCCGCTGATGCGGCGGCGGCAATCGGCGATCTTGGCGACAAGTTCGGCATGACGAAAGAACAGGCCGCACAGCTGATGGGAACCACGAAAGCCGCGGGCGTGGACACGGAAGGCTTTGTCTCTTGGCTTACCCGCCTTGACAAAACCGTGACAAGCGCGGGCGAAGCGGGCAACGAAACGACGCGCACATTGTCGCGCTTTGGCGTATCGCTGACCGACGGCACGGGCAAACTGCTGAACTACAATCAGCAACTGGCGCGGCTTGCGGAAGGGTACAAGAACGCGCAGGCCGTCGGGCAAACAGAGGAATTTTTGACCGGGCTGGGGCGCGGCGGCACTCAATTCGCGGATATGTTCAACAAAATGGAGGAGTATTCGCGGCGCGGCGGCACGATGTACGGGCAACCGATTCTTGACGCGGTAGCCCCCGCGCAAGAACTGACAGACCGCCTCGCGGAACTTGACGAACAGCTTGATTCCCTACGGCTTGCTTTTGGCGCGGTGTTTGTCCCTGTCGCCACCGAGCTTATTCCGCCTATCGTCGAAAAGCTGCAAGAAATGAAAGAATGGATAGACGAAAACAGCGCGGCCTTAGAAGCGATGGCGAAAGCCGGCGCGGCTGGAGCGGGCGGCGCGTTGAACGGGCTGACCCTGCCATTTACGGCGGGCTTTTCCGCTATCCCCGACGCTTATCATAAACTTTTCGACAGCGCGGAAGAAGCGGCGGCGCGTAGGGCAAAGGAAGCGGAGCGGGAAGCGAGACGAGCAGCGGAAGCCTCCGCAACGCCTACAAGAGAACAGCGGGCGGCGGATCAGCAAGCCCGCGAAGCGGAAGCGGCAGCGGCGGCAGAACGGAAAGCGGAAGAAGAAAACGCACGGGCGATAGAAGATATATGGCGAAAGGCCACCTCGTCAAAGCTGGAAAACGACCTTGCGGCGATTGATGCGCGGATGAAAAAGGAACTGGAAGCCGCGAATCTGACCGAGGAAGCGCGGGCGCGTATCGAGCAACGATACAACGCCGAAAAGGAAGCGACACTCTATAAGGCAAACGCTGAAATGGAGAAGATGAACCGCGACCTTTCCGACAGCATCGCCAAGCAGACGCAGGGCGAACTTGAAAACGCATTGCGCGGCATCGACCGACAGGCGCAAGCGACGCTTGACAAGTATAAAAATCTTTTCGGCACGGTCAGCGACGAGACGAGAGCACTTGTGCAGCAAAACGCGAATTTGCAGAAACAGCAAGCCGTACAATCCCGCGCCGACAAGGCTTTGACCTCCGAAAAGAAATATTGGGACATTTTTCAGCAGGCCATGAATGAGGGGATGCTGACCGAGCGTCATAGGAGCGGCTTGAAATTCTACACCATGACCGGGAACATGACGCAGGAAGAACGCCTAAAAGCCGCCGAGGACGCAATCAGAAAGCAGATGATGCGGGAACGCGGCATTACGTCGGCGGACGTGAAAACTTCCGATCTGACCGCCTTTGATGAAATCATGAAACGCTTACAGGGCGGCGGGCTTGCAAACGTCATAGACGACGCGGGAATCATGGGAGAGAAAGTATCGGCG